ACTCTACCGTAACGATAGTATACCTCACTATCTTTCCTATATAAACTTCTTTGGAATGTATCGTTTTTCCTACTCGCATCATAACTGAATAAACTAAAATCAAAGGACATTCTAGGCAAAGCATTATAAAAATTATTTTGTAGTGTGCTGTTTTGGTTTATTCTACTTATGAATTTTTGCTTTGACATATAAGACAAAGGAATTTTAATTCTTTCTTTTTCGGTTCCGTTTGTTTCATATCTAGCAACGTAAATATCGTTGAACATGGACCCGAATGCGACTATCGCTTTTTTGGTTATTTGATGATTGAAAAATTCGAACATTTGAAATTATTCCCCAAAAGGATTTGTCTCAGAAAAGTCCAAGAACTGCAATGAGTCTGTTTCAATGAGACTGTTATCATTGAAAGTTTGAGAATCAACTTTGGTGGTTTTGCTGTTGATCTTGGCGTAAACATCACTGTTTATCACATACCTGTTTTCAGTAGCAGTGGAAACCTTCCATTCACCTACAGTTTCTCTCACTGTTAGGTTCGAACCTGTGTATCCAGTAACTATTGCGGTGGAATCTGCGGCAGTCATCGATCCAAAAGTTGAACCATCGTTGAATGAATAAACAACATCACCTGCACTGAATGTGCCAGAACCACCGATAGAACCTATACTAAATGTTGATGTAAATTCTCTTTCTTCCACCGCGTTATCTATTTCGTCCAAGTTGGTATTGACACTCTCTTCGCTGTATTGGAAGAGTTCTGTTTTCAGTGTGTAAACATAATTCTTTCCTAACTGATAAAAGGGATTTTCGTGTTCTACGAATTTTATTTCCAAAAATTTCTTGGTCAGGGGAAAATAGAGCAAATCACCTTCCAATGGCCTGAACTTGTCTGTGACGTTTTGGAATCTTTTCTTCGACACCACGAAAGTTGCACTGTCTCGTATCTCAAGACCAAATTTACTGATATAATCCCCATCACCTTCGAAGGAATCAACAGTTTGGAGATGCATTTCTATGATGAAGTGTTGTCTGAAAGATGATATGGGGTCATCACCAAATATATTTGGTTGAAAATTCAATTCTCTGGGAAGATAGTATATGTCAAAACCGTGAATCTTGATGGATTCGACTACCAAATCTTCTAGAAGGGTCTGCTCGTACCTAGAGTTGTAATTTATAAAATATTTGTTAGTTGCCATCTTACCCTACTATGAAAGAAGGTGGGAGTTCAAATTCATTGATGATTTGTTCCTCTATTTTATCTATTTCAGTTTGTGCTTCATCGATCATTCTTTTTCCGTTGAAAGTCACTCCTCCGGGCATGGTGATTCCTTCAAACTTGGAAAGGTTTTCCCCCCACTGTTTTTTGATTAGTGCTGTGGTATATTTTTTCAATAGACGATCATTGTAAATTTCGGGGTATACTCTTGGGTCTAAAATCCTAAAGCATTCTATGATGATGTAATCATCGGGTTGGAATTCTTGCCTGAGAGTCATGGGGAATGTTATCTTGTTTGTTACTCTACTGAACTCTATCTGTTTTTCGGGTGTCAATATGTCTGAAATCAAGTTGAGATATTGTTGAATCATTGCGTAGTTTTGCAAATCGAACGAACCGAAAGTATACAATTCGTTCAAGGCATATTGATAACGAATGTCAAACATTCCAATAGAAGTATTCCTCAATTGAAACACCCTAATAACACTTGCGATGAGATCTTCTAATGGGACTGTTTCCGAGACTCCCGACTCAGTCGCAGTCACGTTTCTGTCCGCAGCGTCGAATCCTGTGTTCGAAGCTTTCATGGTTATGTAACCATTATCTATGTCTTCTTGTTTTAGTTGATACTTGAGGTAAACTTTTTCGACTCCATCAAAGTGGAATTCCGAAAAAAGTTGAAGTGCATCGTCAAGGCGATCTTCAATCTGACTACCATCAACATTGATTTCGATCACTGGTGCTCCGAGTTTTCGAAGGCAATAGTCGATTAATTGCTGTCTTCCTGTGAGTCTCGCCATGTGAAAAATCTCCTAAAAACCTAGAAAGTATTTAGGAGATTTGCACTTATGGTTTTTGAACCGAATTTTAGATGGTTCCGCCTCGTTTTATCAAAGCATCCATAGCAAACTTGTGATTTGCTTCTATTCTCTGCTTCTGATCCTGTGGATACTTGTTCTCTTGGAGTAGTTTACCAGTGGCGATGTATGCCTCTCGGTATTTTTCAGTCCAAAACGAACAAATTGCGTATTCATCCCAAACACCCCAATCGTAAACACTTTGTCCAACGAACAAAGCACCTTCAGGGTAGTTCAGTGAAATTGCGATCTTTGCATAACGATACCCCTGATCGAAACGGGAGTAGAGACGACAGATTCTTGCAGCCGCCCAAAGGGGTTCTGCACGATATGGTGCCATCTGATACGAGTCGAAGTACACCTTGAGGATTTCGTCGATGGGTTTCCCAAGGATCTCCATGATTCTTCCAATTTGATACTTGGAGTAGAATGCTTCTTCTTGCCAACCACCGAGATCCACTCTCTTCTGATACCATTCCATTGCCTTTTCCCATTGTTGACAATCTCGGTAACTTTGTGCGAGATAGAAGTGGTAACGATTGAAGTCTTTCTCGTCAACATTTCCAGATGCAATAGCTTCTTCAAACACCTTTGCGTCGTCTTCGTATTTCTTGGGATTGGAAGAACGAGCTCCATCTTGGATCGGAGTGTTCATGAATCCACGAGCAAAGTCTCGCGTCTCAATTTTTTCTTTGCAATCAACATATTCGTGAAGAACTCCGCGATAGTAGAATTCCTTCGAATTCGATGTCAACTGTGGACGATGATACTTCGTGTTTCCGTAGAAAGCAAAGATGTTGTAGATGTCTGCGACGAGTCCCTTCTTGAATGTGTCGGGATCGAAGTTTGAGTCATAGACAAGAACTTCGTCTGCGTCAATCATGAGAGAATAATCTGCTTTGTCTCTTGCGAGTTCCAGTGCTCTAGAACGATTGGTTCCAAAGTTGACCCAAGGTTCTTCGTGTAGTTCGCCGGGAATTCCGACGTTGTTGAAGAACTCGCGAATCTTTTCCTGTGTTCCATCGGTGGAACCAGTGTCTAGGATAACCCAATGGTCGATGACTGGAAGAACAGAAGCGAGGCACCTTTCGATGACCTTCGATTCGTTCTTGACAATCATACAGAGTGTGATTGTCTTTTTTTCGGTCAGTGGTTTCTTGGGTTTTGATGGAGTGGGTGAAGCACTCAACATCTCGGGTGTGATTATGGTTGGTTTGTTTTGTGTAGGTTCAATCAAAGAATTCATGACTTCAGGCATATCAAAATCTCCATTGCAACAAAGGTTTAAATGTATTTATAACGACTAGATTGTGATGAGATCACAAATTCCCGTCAATCCATCGCATTCCGTTCCTTCAAGAGTTCCGCCGACATTGAATCCTGGTGAACCACTTAAACATTCTGCGGATGCAGTGGGGGGACAACTTTCACAATCTCCCCCAGGACAATCAAGATAAAAACGAAGGCACCCTGTACATGGTCCCACAGAACAAGTATTACAATCTTGTTCTCCTTCATCTATTGTATAAACACATCTAGTTGCAACACAAGCACCACCACAGCAACAGGATATTCTGTGTGAGAAAAACATTAGCAAACTCCATCGATCGGGTTTGGTGCAGAGAAGAAGTAACTTCCACTCTTGTATATGAGTTCTACTACGGTTCCATTCGGAACAGACATCACGGCGAATCCAGTGAACCCTGTGAGAGTTATTCCTTGATCCCCTGTTACTGAAATTCCATACGCAGTTGTTCCTGTATTCTGAATTTCAAGAAGATTTTTTGCGGTTACTGATGGCGCACCAATACTCCACGAAGTTCCGTTGAAATCTGCACTGTATACTGTGTATTCCCATCTAGCAACTCCACTTTCTTTTGAGTTCCCTGATATGGAACCCAATTCCGATCCAAAAGTTATGGTGAGAATATTGTCTGCTGAGGAGTGGGTTATTGAATGATCTGAAAAGAATTTTAGTGATTCTATATTAGTGTATTCGACTCCATTCACGAATATCGAACCAACGGTTCCTGTAGCTCCTGTGGCCCCG